AGCCGAAGGGATGAGCGAGCCAGTGTTCTCAGCATTCTGGTGAATGCCAATGCGACCACGGCTAATCAGATCGAAGGTGCATTCCACGAGGTTATCGGCAGGATAGCTCTCGTTATAGTTCATCACGCGACCCACGTAGGCCACGCGATCATAGTAATAAGTGGTACCAGAAGCACCAAGCTGCTTGTTGATTTCCACGTACACTTCAGCGTTCTTGTCGTAACGAGCCGAGCTGATCACTTGGAATGCTTCGTCAAAGCTATTGGGCAGGAAAGTGGTGCCATCAACGTCCTTCTGGAAGTAGGAAGTAACGGAAGCAGTGGCTTGGCTGGTAACAATCACGCTATCAGCGAAACCGCCGCCGCCAAGCAGGTAGAATTCCTGGTTGCCATCATTAAAGGCAACAGAAGCCGTGGTAGCGGCTTGCAGAGTGTAGAGGGTGGGAGCGCCGCTTACAGTGAAGGTAGCGCCGCTCTGGGTGATAATAGGGCGTGCAGTGCCAGAAATAGAGCCAACACGCACAATCACGTCTTGGCTCTTCACCAGCTCAGTGGGATGGTAGAGCATGAGAAATTCCTCAATGGAAGGAAAGAATGATTAAGCGGCGCCATGCTCGATTAAGCATTGTCAACGCTTCCTTTGCCAATTAGTCTAAAAATTCCCCTAATTGGCGTGCCGAGGAACTGCCAATAATGAATAGCAATCTCCTCGTTTGGTAATAATTCAAAGCGCCCTTCTCTCCCATTGATAATTGCTTGAGCAGAATCTCCAGGCGTCACGCCAGATAGCGTAAGCGGAAAAGTAAGACGACCTTCCATATAGACGGCAGTCTGGTCTGCACCAAGCAAATAATCGTACTGAGGATTGCGTTTTTGTCTTAACGATGCATAGTAAGTAATGCCCGTTGCGACAGCCACGTAATTTCCAGTTTCGCTATCAAGCGCATAGGCCGAAGCCACTGGCCATACCAGCGCGGAATTGGCAAGTGGCTCCAGGAAATTGCTCATACAACGAAACCAACAGAAGAAGAAGGAAGAAGATTCAGCATGCGCTTGAACTCTTGACCGTATTGAGTGGCATCTAGCCCCTCGCCATACACCTTGCCGTCAGTAGCACCAATTTGAATGCCCATCTGCGCAAGCTGAATGGCAATAATATGAGCAGCGAGGAATTTCACGGCCCTATCAGTTTGTTCCCCAAATACATCTGCAGAAGCATCGTAAGTGGCTTCAGAGATGGCACCATTTACAATCCCCGATGGATGGGGAGTAAATTCAGGAAACCGCTCAAGAAAACTCGCATAAGTGACGGCCATAATCAGGCTTTCCCAATGCGAATGTTTTCAATGCGCTTATTAATGGCATTGCGCACCCTTACGCGACCTTCAATCTTTTTCCAGCCATTCAACTGATCCGGGTCATGAATGAGTTCAATCATGCGGATGGCTTCCACCATTGGCATTTGAGAAAGCGTTTGCACATCTTGAGGAATGTCTTCCACCATGATTTGCTCACGCACTTCCTCGATGGCTCCAATGTTCATAAGGCGTTTAACCGCCCTATTCTCACGAGCCACCTTCCATTGATGCTCTGGAATATCTTGATTAAGACCAGGCGTGAGTTGAATCATGCCAGTTTGCGTAATAATGCCAAACCCGCCTTCACGGGGCGGGTTCTCAAGTTCGGGACGATAAGCAATGAGCATTGTTCAAAAGAAACAATTGTCCATAGCTTAACGCCCCTCCCTTGATCAACTATCCTCAGGCGGAAGCCTGAACGTAGATAACGCTCTTGGGATAGTACAGAGCCACGCCACCCACGCGAGCATGAGCGGGAACAATGAACTCAAGACCACGCTGTTGGGGCGGGAAGAGTTCCAGGGGCTGAGGAATGTGCAGTTGCACCTTCTCGGGATCACGCTTGTACACAACCATGCGGTTGGTATTCAGCACGCTGTTACCAGCATCCAGTTGGTTGATGGGCTCAACGTTACGGATGTAGGGATTGGTGCGCAGGAAGTATTCCAGCACAGTCACGTCCGAGCTGTCGGAGTTGCGAGTGGTGCTCACCTTGTTGTAGTCCTCATAAGCCATGAGGATGGTGTCGGGCTGCTCCTTCATCTTGGAGGCGTTGATAATGGCGCTCACGCCATAGTTCAGCAGCTCAAGCATTTCCTGAGCAGTGGTGCCGCTATCGGTGAACCATTTGTCAGCAGCAACAACATCCACGGTGGAGTTGTTGAAGAAACCAGACAGACCAACAGTGCTCTCACCAAACAGAGCCACTTCTTCCACTTTCTCCTCATAGGCGCGACGCACAGCAGCAGCACGACGCTGCTCCAGGGCGATATTGGCCATCTGAGCGGCACGCAGTTCCTGCACGGTGTAACCGAAGGAACCGCCGAAGGAGCGGATGTTGATGCTCTTCTCAACTTGGCTGATGTCAGCACGGGGCAGATCGTCAGCAGCATCAGCGATCAGCTTGAACTCACCAGTGGAGTCCATGATGCGATAGGTGAAGGTCTGAGCGCCAGGGCCAGCTTCACTAGTGACAGGCAGAATGGTCGGATACTTAATATCCGCATACTGCACTTCAAACACTTGGGGGCGGATGTACTCAAGCTGACGCTCAAGGAACAGACCCGCGTCATCCATACGGAATTCAGGCATTGTTAGGGTCTCCTATCAAGAATCAGCGGAAAGAGTAAAGCTGGGGCCATTCAGCTCCAGAATTGCAATGCCGCTGGAAGTGGTGGTGCTCAGGAAACGTGCGCCAGCGAGGCGAACGGTTTTACCAGAAGCAAAAGCATGCGAGAATTGACCAGCCTTGCCAGTGCCGCTAGCGGAATACAGCACGCGCACAGGCGAAGTGGGCGAAACAGCGCCAGTCACATAGACAGCCACTGCACCTTCGTTAGCCACGTTCAGCACTTGCTGATTCTTCACGCCAGGACGGTTATTGGAATCCAGAGCGGTTTCGTCAACATAGGTGAGAACGTTCACACCCTGAACGGTGTCAGAAGCGCCAGAAATGGTAGCAGCAGAGTTTGCAGCAGTACCAGCGGTGTTGTAGACAACCACATTACCGAAAGGCAGCACAGCGCCAGTTTCGTTGATGTAGGTGCCAATGGTGTTGTCGCGAATATCGGACAGTTGACCTTCCAGCAGTGCAGTGTGCTCCAGAGCATAGCTCTGTTGCACGCCACCAGCGGAGGCAGTGCCCGAAGCAGAGAAAGTTACGGCCATGATTACTTAGCCTCCTTGGAGATGGAAAGGGGCTTCTTCCATGCATTCTGCAGCATATCCATATAAGCGGACGGCGCAGAAACAGGAGAAGCAATGGAAGCTACGGCTTTACGCAGCTCATCAGTGGTGGCAGAATCAGAACGACCCTCAGAGAGAGTGTCGAACATTGCCTGCACGTAGTCGTCGCTCTTTTCAGAAAGATCAAGCTCGTCACCACGCACTGCTTTGATGGAATCAACCATCACTTCACGGGCAGTTTTGCCAGTGAATTCATAAGCGCTATCCAGGACAGGCTTGGCTTTCTCAATGAGAGCCACGCGCTCTTCAACCATGGAATCAAGGTTGATTTCTTGAGCAGCAGCAAGTTCGCCTTTCAGCTCTTCCACCTGCTCAGCCAGGGCGTCAGCACGACCCTCAGCGGAATCGCACTTGCCTTGCATTTCCTTTTCCATGGCGTCCATCTCTTCCTTCATTTTGGAAGCTTTGGACATCATTTCATCGTACTTTTGTTTCATGTCCTCGTAGGACATTTTGGCGTCTTCGCGTTCTTTGGTGATTGCAAGAGCAACGCTCTCAGTCACCTCGAACTCGGCGCCATCAAAAACGACTTTTGCCGTCATGAGATGGTCTCCTCCATTAGAGATCAATGATGGGTCAGCAGCATCTTGCCTATCAAGATGAAGCTTCACTTGCGGGCCAGCGCGGCCCCGACGAACAACAGCGATGTGATTGCCGATGATTTCCTTTTGGATGCCATCGTAATGTTCACCGTTTTCTGTAACGCCAGGCGTGGGATCATAATTCACCTTATAGCCCGCGCTTACCTCACGAGCATCTCCTTTCATGATGCGCTTGATGGTGTCTTCGTCAGTGATTGTCATCACTGCCTTGACAAAACCATTGTCGTACACCACTTCAGTACCACTAAAGCCTACTTGGTAGTCCTTAGTATTCTCAGAATCGAGCAGTACAGGCGGGTGCTCAGAAGTGATTGCCTTGCCCGCGAATGAAGCAAGACTATCGGGAGACGCCACTTCTGTTTCAGGACGATATTCGCGACGAATGGAGCCATCACTGTCTGTGTAGTGTTGGATGCCAGTGCGTGCGATTGAAGCCCACGCTCGAAGATAACCTTCTGGCGTGAGTTCGTATTTCTCAATAGGAGAGAAATCGTATCGGCAAGAAATGGTGCTCATATTCATACTTTATCAAGAAGCGAATGTTATACTTTATAGGCTTATGCAAAACGGAATAAATCATCGTGATGTTTTTGGCGCGTAGCACGACGGATGCTCTTAAACTTCCCCACCAAGAAGCTCGCATTCTTATTGCAAGTCGCATTAAGGAAGCTCGGCTTAATGCTGGGCTCACGCAACATGACGTAGCAAAAGAACTCCACATCAGTCAAAGCTCTTATTGCCGCATTGAAAAAGGCACAGCTCCGCCAGATTGCGTACAAATTCGCACGCTCAGCGGTCTCTATGGGATTAGTGTGCTGTGGCTGATGGGCTACCCATCATTCATTGCAAAAATCAATTAACCTTCTCAATAAAAAGCGCTTATTAAGAAACGCAATAATTAGTCCTCGTCGTCGTCTTCGCCGCGAATGCTGGCAAGTTGATTTTCAATGTCTTCCATAATGTAGGACTTTGCCATTGCCTCAATTTCAAACGTCAAAAACTTTGTCGGTTCAAAATGAGGGTCGGGCTTTTCGTAAACGCTCATTACATAGATGTGCGTTTCATCTAGTCGTCCATTTTTAAAGCACTGCTTCTCCACTAGTTCCCACCTGGAAGTATTGCGATGCTCGTTAGCGGAAAGAATAGAGAGAGCCTTTAAAAGACCAATGCCTTCGTCCTCTTCTTCGATAACACGCACGTATTCGCTCATTGGTCTTTTTTGCGACTCTCTACCATCTTAAGCCTCGTTTTGCGGGCGGCACTTACCACCACGCTGATGCTGCTTCATATTTCCCATTGTTCCGCGTATCTGAGCCCCACACTTCTCGCATTTTCTCACGACTTTTCCCTTTTCTTTGTTTAACCATGCATTCATTTCCTTGTTGCGAGCTTTTGCTCTTTCGCTAGATGCTGCGCGTGCTTTATCCGATGAGAGCGGATGACCGCCTTCCTCTCTCCATTTGTCCTGCGTTTTCTTGGATGTTTCTGAAATCTTTTGGCGTCCCTCTTCCGAAACTGTCCAACCCTCTGCGACACGCCTTTTCATCTGCTGAGAAAGGAAAGCCCTGCCTTCTGAAGTCTTTGTCCAATTGTGCTCGCTAAGGACTTGTCTAAGTCTCTCAAATTTGCGCGAGTTCATCTTGGGGTCGCGCTTAGACATGCAAATTAACGCCGCAACCGTTCCGTGGCATGGAAACATTTTGAACAGCAGGCGATGGGCGACCCAGTGTTCCCTCAAAGTCAGAGGAACAATTTTCTTGTTTTCTTTCCTGTCACGCCAGAAACAAATAGGGAAGTAATGATGCCATTCATATTTTTGACTTAGATCTAAATCCTTTTCCGTCCTTTCTTTTGCCCTCTCAATCAAGCGAATATACGCCTGCCTATAGTCCATCTTTCTTCTGTTGCTCAACTCGCTTGATTATAGAGCGAGCCCATCTTTCTCCACTCCTTCCGCCCCATAACAACATCGACACAAATCCCGCGTCATCTTCGCCCCCAGCAAAATTTTTGCGATGCCTTGAGAAAAATGCGGCCATGCGTTTAATGGTCTCATAGCTCACCTTCTCGCCATTGGCCAAGCTTGTCGCGCGAGCAACGCCGCTTCCAA